GCGCTGCGACCACTGATGACCTGTGGGTGTTCCTGTCGGTGCGCCGGACGGCGGACTTCATCAATGAAGCCATCGAAAAGGCTTATCTGGAATTCGTGGACAAGCCGTTCTCGGCGGCGAACCTGAAGTTCATGCTGGAAAGCGGCAACGCTGCCATGCGGACCTTCAAGGCGTCCGGGGCCATTCTGGGCGGTCGCGTCTGGATTGACGAAACCCTGAACGAGCCGACCGAAATGGCGGCGGGCAAGATCACGCTGTCCATGGAATTCGAACCGCCCGCGCCGATGGAAGACATCCGGTTCATCGCGCACCGCAACATCCAGTATTATCTGGAACTGACCAAGGAAGCGCTGAAGGCGGCGGCGTAAGCCTTCCCGCCCCGGTGACCGAATAGCCCGAATGCACTGGTGGTGCATTCGGGCCGCAACATCGCGCTGACAAGGAGTAACAGCCATGAAATCCACCCCCGCTTACATCCTGCGGAACTGCGCCCTGTGGGCCAATGAAGACGTGAAGGTCGGTCAGTTTTCCGAAGTCACGATTTCGATGCCGAAGGAAAAGACCGAAAGTTTCCGTAACGGCGGCATGATCAAGGAACGCAAGGCCAGCATGGGCTATGAACATGATGACCTTGAATTCACCCTGACCGCCTTCGACCCGGCCACGCTGAAGCTGATGACCGGCAAGCCCGGCACCGAACATGCCTTCATGGTCACCGGTGCCCACGTCGATGAAGACGGTGTGACGCACAGTGCCGTCTATTACGTGCGCGGTCGCCTCGTCGCGGGCGATGCCGGGAACTGGAAGCCCGGCGACAAGGCCGAACTGAAGTGCACCGTGGTGCAGAACTATGCCAAGCTGGAAATCGACGGATCGGAAATCTTCGAGATTGACGATTTCGATTTCTCGGTGGGCGGCGTCAGCCAGACCGGCGACATCCGCGCCGCGCTGCTGCTGTAAGGGGGCACCATGGAATATCCCATTGAAGTGACCCTTCAGCGCCCCGTCACCGTCGATGGCGAGACCATCGACAAGCTGGTGTTCGATGAACCCGACCTTGGCACGATGATCGCGGTGGAAGAGGAGGACACCCTTGCTCGTCAAACTGTCGCGCTATTGGCGGGGATGGCGGGCATCGACCGTGACGTGCTGCTGAAGGTCAAAGGCAGTGACTATGCCAAAATCCGACAACAAGTCGTGGACCCCTACCACGAAAGCCTTGATGCTGGATCTGACGCGGGAAACGGGAACGCGGCAAAGTAGCGAAAGACCTGCGCTTTGCCGCGGGGTTCGTCGCAAGGTCGCTGGCGACCCCGCTTCCGCAGGTGCTGGCCATGAAGGTCAGTGAGTTTAAGGCGTGGCAGGATACGGCCCGCGATGTGTGGGAGGCGACCCGTCTGAAGTTCGAATAGGGTCAGTCGTCAGACAGCGGGCGCTGAAAGGCGTTCAGCTGGTCGCGCTTCATCGGGCGGGTCGGCCCGCTCTGATGTGTCATGGCGCGATAGGTCGCCACCAGCAGCGCTGCGAAGGCCAGTGCGCCCCAAATCCCGCCTGCAAACATGCCGACAAGGATTGTCGCCGCGACGGCGGCGGCAATCATGAAGATGGCAAAGATCATCGCAAAGATTTCCATGGCCTAAATATAGGCATTTTCTCCTAAAATTGCAACGTGAGTGGGTGACCCTATGGCGACCAAGCGCATCGAAACGCAGCTGACCATCAAGGCGGTTGACCAGTATTCCGGCATGCTGCGCAACATGCGTGCTGTAACCGGGCGTTTCGCGGATGGTGTGCGCACCGAAATGAGCCGTCTTCAGGGTCTGCGCGGCCCGCTTCGGCTGATTGAGGATTTCCGCAAACAGCAAGATGTGGTGCGTCGTTCTGGTATCGCGATGGAAGCGGCCCGCGAAAAGCAGCGCCGCTTGCTGGCCGCAATCAGGGCGACCCGCAATCCGACTGCGCAGATGCGCCGCGAATTCGAACGGGCACGCGCGACCGCTGACCGGCTTGAACAGCAGCACCAGCAGAACCGCCGGGCGCTTTCCGGTCTGCAGGGACAACTCCGCCAAGCGGGCGTGAACACTGGCGACCTTGCCGGGGAGCAGCGGCGGCTGGCCGGTGCGCTGGATGGTGCGACCACTGCTTTCGGTCGGCAGATGGAGCGCATGCGCCGTCTGGAAACGATGCAGACCCGCATCGCGGAAGCGCGGGAACGCATGGACCGGTCGCTGGCCACGGCGGCAAACCTGTCGTTTGTCGGCAATGCCTCGATGCAATCGGGTCGGCGCATTTTGACGGCTTTGTCTGATGTGTCTGGTCGTGCGGGTGACCTTGAAGACCAGTTTGCTGAATTCCAGAACCTGACCGGCATTGATGACACTCGCCTTGTTCAGTTGCGTGAAGAGCTGGACGGGCTTCGGGATGTCACGAAGACCAGCGTTTCTGAAATGCTGGACGGTTTGGCGGTATTGGTCGGCAAGGGCATGGATTTCGAAGATGCGATTGCCGCGCTGCCCGCAGCAGGTCGAGCGGCGAAAGCTACCAAGACATCGTTTGATGAAATGGGCGCGTCGGGCTTCGCGTTGTATGACAACCTCAAGGTTGCGCCGGAAGAATTGCGCAAAGCGTTCGACATCATGGCTATGGGCGGCAAAGAGGGTGGGTTTGAGCTGTCAGCCATGGCCCGCAAGTTCCCCGAAATTACCGCCGGTGCGCGGGCGCTGAAAATGGAAGGGCTGGACTCGGTTGCGCAGCTGACTGCTGCCCTGCAGATTGCAATGAAGTCGGCTGGTTCCGAAGATCAAGCCGCCACCAATCTGTCCAATTTCTTGGGCAAGCTGACGTCGCCGGAGACTGTCAGGCGCTTTGCCAAGATGGGCGTCAGCATCGAAGATGAACTTCGGAAGGCTGCGGAAAACGGTGTGTCCCCGTTCGAACACATGCTTGGGGTCATTGATGACCTGACAGGTGGTGACGCCCTAAAGATGGGCGAATTGTTTGGCGACAAGCAGGTGTTGGACTTCTTGCGGGCCATGATTCCGAATTTGGAAGAATACCGGCGCATCAAAGACGCAGCCCTATCCGCTGATGGTGTCGTGGATGCCGATTTTAAAAATGCAATCGACACGTTCAACGAATCCAAGGCGCAACTTGGGGAATCTGTCGGCAAACTGTTTTCGCTTCCACCGGAGGTTCTGGAATCTCTGACCGACCTTTTCCAAAAAGCAGACGCCATCGTGGAGCGGATGATTGTCTGGAAGAAGGAAAATCCCAAACTGGTCAAGACGCTGTTCCTTGGTGCCACGGCCCTTGGTGCGATGGCGGTGGCTGGCGGCGCGCTTTTGACTGCAGCGGCTGGCCTTATAGGCACCATGGCGGTTCTGCGCTTTGGACTGGTCGGGCTTGGTGCGCGTGCGGCCTTTGCTGCGGGTGACCTGATGGGCGTTGGCGGCGCGTTTCGTGGACTGACCCGCCTTCCACGCTTTGCGCTGTCCACCTTGCTGACGCCTGTGCGATGGACGGCGCGACTGGTGTCTCGCATCCCTTGGGCGCTGCTAACAGGCGGTAAGTTTGCGCTGTCGGGTCTTCTGACGCCTGTCCGCTGGACGGCAAGGCTTGTGGCAAAGCTGCCTTGGGCGCGATTGGCCGGGCGATTGGCTCTTTCATCGCTGGTGACGCCGTTGCGGTGGACTGCGGCGCTGTTGCCAAACTTCGCGCCCGCGCTGGCGCGGTTCACTGGTTTTCGCCGCGCTGCTTCCGCCGAAATCACTCAGCTGTCCACGCATGTCGGGCGGCAGTCCGCAGCGATGCAGCGCAGCCTTTCGCGTATTCGGTGGGGTGCGTTTTCCGCAGGGGCGATGACCTATCTTGCGATGCGCAATATTCCGGACAACCCGGAAGACCTTGCGGCGTTTCAGGAAAACAATGTTCGGTCGATGGATCGGTTTTTCCGCAACACGCCCGGAATTAGCCATCTGATTGAAGGCTATGAGCGCACGTTTGAGTGGGTGCATGGAAAGCCGCCGCCGGTTGAACCGGCGCTGCTACCGAATGACCCCGGCGTCCGGGCTGCGGCTGATACCGTCTATCAGTACGCCGGTGAGGAAAGTTTGCCGACCCCTGAACGCATCGCACACTTGCGCGAAGAGGTGGCTGCGTACCGGGCGGAAGTTGAGGCTGCGCAGGCCGCGCTAGACGCCACCCCGGAATTCGGCAATGGCATCACCAATCCGCTTCGCGTGCAGGCGCAGGGTGAACTGGATGCAGCTGAAGCAGGTCTACGGCGTGCCGAAGATCGGTTGAAAGGCACTGAAGCGGCATCGGCGCAGCTGACTGAGGCGCTGCAGGTTCTGAATGGAACTGAAGTGGCCCCGGAAATCAACACTGATTCCATCGACCGTGCGATGGCTAAGGTGCAGCAGCTTGCTGCAGGCATTCGCGCTTTGCCTTCGTCGGGTGCCGGTGACGCGCCCACACCCAAGCCCGCCGGTGCCCGTGCGGGTGGTGGGCCTGTCCGGATGGGTCTGCCCTATCTGGTGAACGAAAACACCCCGCGTTCGGAATGGTTCGTGCCGAGCCGGTCGGGTGGCGTTCTGAACGTGGGTCAGGCGCAGGCGGCTTTTCGGTCGCACCTGTCTGCCGTGGCCCCGCGTCCGGTTGGGCGCAATCCCGAACTGGCGCGGCTACATCGTGGGGCGCAGGGGCTTCGCGCTGCCAGCCTTGCGGTGCTGACCAGTTCGGCGCTTGCGGCCCCGGCTGCAGCGCAAGGCGTTTCTAGCGCTGTGCCAAAGGGCAATGTCCGGGTGGAAATCAATGGTGGCATCAACATTCAGGTGCCCTCCGGTGTTTCCGACCCGGAGGCGATTGCTGACCTTGTGTCTGACCGTATCGGGCAGCGTGTCGCGGCCACGATGTCGGCCAGCTTTTCCGACTAAGGGGGTGACATGGCTGGACCAGTGACCATGGCCTTGGGGCCATTCATGTTTCGTGCCCACGGCTTTGGCTACACCGGAGTCGGGCGCAAGCTGGACACCACGTGGGCCGAAATCGAAACTGCAGGGCGGTTGAACGCCCTGCAGTGGACCGGCCCGCGCAGCGAAGTGGTGACCATCAATGGCGTGCTGTTCCCGCAGGAATTCGGCGGGGCTGGTACATTGGAAGGCGTGCGGCTGGCCGCGAAATCCGGGGTGCCGCTGATGCTGGTGTCCTTGGGTGGCAAGGTCTTCGGTAGTCATGCAATCCAGAAGGTCGATGAAGACCGCGCGTTCCATGACCGCTACGGCACACCGGGCCGCAATGCCTTTACCATCGAAGTGAAGCGCATCGGGGCCGGGTTCAGCCTGCTGTCGCTGCTGGGGATTTTCTGATGGCCAGTGTTTACGTGACCGCCGTCGGGGATGCGTTGGACCTGATTTGCCTGCGCGAATACGGGGCGCAGGCGGGTGCGGTCGAACGGGTACTCGAGGCGAACCCGCATATCAAAACTGTGGCCCACCGATTGCCGGTGGGCACTGAAATCACCCTGCCCGACATGGTGGTGCAGGATAGGGCTGGTCAGCCATTGAGGTTATGGGACTGATGACGCATCCGCGCATTCTGGTGACTGTCGATGGCGTGCCCGTGTCGGGTGCGTTCTTTGACCGGCTTGTCAGCCTGACCATCACCGACCGCGAAGGCATCCGGTCTGATACGCTGGATCTGGTTTTCAATGATGCGGCCCCGCATTTCCAGTCACCCCGGCGTGGGGCGGTTGTTACCGTCACCATCCTGAACGGCATCAGCGGCGGGTTTGTCGGTGCCTACATCATCGACCGGGTGGAATTTGCATGCCTGCCCTACACCATCACGGTCAGGGGGCATTCGGCTGACCTGCGGTCGGAAATGAAAGCGAACAAGACGAAGCATTGGGACAATGCTTCGGTGAAGGACATCGTGGAAGAAAAGGCCGGCGACTACGGCCTGCAGTCCAAGATTTCCGATGCGGTGTCGGGCCATGTCTATGAATGGATCGGGCAGCAGGACGAATCCGACCTGAACTTTCTGGAACGTCTGGCGCAGCGCCACGGGGCACTGTTCACCATCAAGAATGGAACGCTTCTTTGGCTGGAACGCGGCACGGGAAGGACGGCGGACGGCACGGCCATTCCGCCATCGCTGGTGTTCGTGCCATCCATCATCGAGGGGTCGTGCCGGGTGTCGGAAACCGATGTGGACCGGTTCGCGAAGGTCAAAGCCTATTGGCAGGACCGGAAGGGCGTGAAGCGGCAGGAAGTCATCGTGGATGCCGACCCTGAAGCAAGCGGCGAACACGTCCTGCGCGACCCATACAGTTCAAAGGAAGAGGCAACCGCTGCCGCCAAGGCCGCTGCCCGCGAAATGATGCGGGGCCTGATTGAAACCGGGTGTTCGATCGTCGGTCGCCCGTCGCTGATGGCGGGCCAGCCTGTCATCTATGCGGGGGTGCGCCCGCTGGTCGATGGCCGTGAATTCATCCTTGACCGGGTGACGCACACCTTCACGAAATCCGGCGGTCTGCGCACCGCTTTCACAGGCAAATTGAAGGCTGAATAACAGTCAAGGGGGCAGGCTTGCTGGGCAAAAGTCTTGAGTATTGGGCCGTGGTCATCGGCATGGTTTTCTATGTCATGAGCCGCGATGCCGAACGGGAACCGCTGGCGCGGCGGGCGGTGAAGACCGTGGCGTCCGCGTTTCTGTCCTATGGTTTGTCGCCTACGCTGGCCCCGATGGTGCGTGGGTCCGAAGTTTTGGCGGCGCTGGCCATCATGGCGTTTGCCTTG